CTGGTCAAAATAATGATGTCCGACAATTTTCACATCAGGATTTTTTTTATGAAACTCAATCACATATTTGCGCATTGACTCCTTTTGCATCAGGCTGCGAGAATCCTGCGGCTTTTTATTTTCAGCATCCATTCCACCTACATACACGATATGTCGACTGATTGAATTCTTACCCGACGCGCCGTTAGTAATCTCCCAGGGATCTACATTCGCGTCCTCATTGTTTGCGACCAACCTTTCAATGCCTCCATTGATATGGAAGAGATCTGTATAACCAACCTGGTTCCATCCTCTGCCTGCCGGTGGTGGGTCCATATGCCAATGATGGATGTCGGATGACGAAACTTCGCGGCCTGCTGGCGTGGCAGTGCAATGAATAACTAAGAATTGTATTTTGCTCATATCGATAATTAGGGAGGTTAAATGAATCGTGGTTTCGTTTGTCTGGGCGGATTGAAACACCCCTACAAACATCCACCACGATTCTGCTATCGTGGGTTTGCTTCACTAAGGTGACGGACACGAATGCCCGCCCCTACGTTTGTATGGTTATACTCCTATTGACTGTATCAATGCAACAACACCTTTATTATCTGCCCTGCGCAAACGTCCACCTGCACGAACCAGCGCGCTGTAGATGTCGCCATAATAGAGTGGGTCGGCAATGGTTTCAAAAAATTCATTGGTTCCAAGTGCACGGATTACACAATCTTTCTGCCAGAACAAACCTGCTGCCATTGCAGTTGCGGCTACCGGTACAGCTGTGGGATCGTATACGATTGGTAAAGCATCGTTATTGTACGACAATACGGTTGGCCTATTTTCGAGGAAGGTGAATCCAAACAACTTACCAACGACGCCGGTTTCCTGATTGTATGCCTGTGAAAAATCGCGGTTTTGGGTCGCTGTAAGTGTATCAGTGAATTGATCGTACATCTCTGCATCAAGACAAGCATAGCGATCTGCCTTAGAAATACCCTGGTTATCCATTACCTTTGCAATACCCTTGACGTCAGCAAGAGTCACTAATTTACGGACACCAGTACCAATATGAGCGTTCACGTTTGCACCTGTGGTACGTCTAATTGCGGCAGCAACTACAGGAGCCCAATAGTAATAGAACCAATCTCCAACCGATTCGGCAAGTGCGCTATTCTGTCCACCCATTACACTCTGACGCTTATCATATGATAATTCATACTTCTCCGCATTTGAGATTTTTGTTGGTTCAGTGGAAAATTCATCCAATGAAAAAGTGACATCACTATCGGTACGGGTAATTACGGCAGCAGGATAGACCGTTCTATTTTTAGTCGCAACTGATTTATTGCCTGCCTGCGGTATATGCACGACCTTTCCCTGCAAAACAAAAGAATCCGCATTGAATGCCTTATCAAGGTGAGGATTTGATTTAAACAGGTTTTCAACGATGTCGTTAAGCCAAAGCTCTTTGGTAACAGCCATACCTAACACGCCCGAGGGCATTGGGATAAACGAGGCGGCAGTGAGAGCTACCATCACGTAACCGGGAGAAACACCGATCACCGGGCCAAACAACATTGAGGAGAGGCCAATAAACACAAATGATAAACAGAAAGCAAGAATTTTCATAATATAAAATGAATTAAAAATTTAAGATTTAACACAGCCCCTTAAGTGGTTGTAAACCCTTGAGGCGGCTTCAAATTATTTTTTGGGCTTTGATCCAAACTTCTCTTCAAACTTTGCCTCATACAGATCGTAAAACTCCGCCCTTACGCGCTCAAGTTTGCCGCCACGGTCAAGCTGATCAAAGGTCATTGCTGAAAATTTCTCACGTTCATCCTTATCGCCGTCTGTGCGAAAATTGGTAAGGTCCTTTGCCGGAGCAATCGCCATAAGTGCCTTTTCAGCATTTTCAGCATTGATCTCAAATAAGTTTTCCCATACAGGGATAGCAACAGCCGTAATGCGCTTTTCGGTTACTGCCTTTTCGATGATCCCCTCAATCCGGTTCGTTTCGGTAAGTTTTGCGGCAGTCTCATAACCTTCGAGTTTTGCAGTTAATGAGATAACTTCGCCTGCTTTTGTCCGCCATTCTTCAACCTGGTTGAGAAAGGCTTCCTCGGTGACGTCTGCACCAAGTTTGAGTTGATTTTTAATTTTAAGAAAATCCATATCTTTTGTAGAATTTGGGACGGTGAGTATTGCGGCGCACGATTGATAGAATGCCATTGCGTCGGCTTTAACAGGGGCGTTAACCTGAAGTTTACCCTCTTCTATCCTATCCGCCAGCTTTGCGGCTACAGCCTCTTCGGCGGTAAACCATGTATCGGTGTCTGCAAGAAATTTAATTCGGCACTCCTCTGTCGTTAAACCTGTGCGGCGTGAATAAATTTCGAGCAGCGTAGCCTCAAATGTTTCAATGCCATCTGCATCTAATCGCATCTGAGCGGCATTTCCTTTGCTTACCCCCTTTACACGGTGTGTCATTATCCTGGCAAATGGGGATATAATAATTTCATCAGCGGCCAGAATAATGATACTGGCCATGCTCGCTGCTATTCCTTCAACTTTCACAATTACACGCCTTTGACAAGCGTTTAATGAGTTAAATATTGTAAGTCCTTCAAAGTAGTTTCCTCCAGGACAATTAACGTGTACAATAACCTCATCTCCCTCTGTCCACTCGAGTTGGTTCTGTACGTCCTCCGCTGTCACAACCTCACAATCATCTTCTGTGCGTGGACCGATTGGCTTATAAATGTAAATGTCCTTATAGCTCATTTGCAAAATGTGTAAATTGTGTATATTTCTAACATTGCAAAATTTGATATTTTTTAATAACACTGCAAATCAGGTTTTTAAATTAGTTGATATATCATGAATTTATGTATATATTAATCAAAATGGTGATATTTCAGCGCTTTAAAATAACCGAATTGCCACTCAAAATAGGAGTGATTAAGTTTGCAATACATTAATAGCGCAAAACATGACAACCCGTGAAACGACGATGGCACTCAAGAAGGATTATGCCAGGATGTTATTTTTAAAAGACAACCTCTCGCAGGCCGAAATCGCAGAGCGCGTTGGCACCTCACCACAAACCGTCACAAAATGGAAGGCTGAAGGAAAATGGGACAGCCTCAAAGCAAACTTTGTGATCTCCCGGCAGGAAACACTGTCGAGGACCTATGCCCAGATCAATCAGATATTTTCGGAGCTTGAAGAAAAAAACGGTAAAGGCGAGACAATTACCAAATCAATCAGTGCAAGTAAAGCCGATACATTATGTAAGTTGTCAGCTGCCGCCAAAGCCCTGGAGACAGAGCTATCAATTTCGATTTTTATTGACGTATTCATAAAGTTTGGCAACTGGCTTAGAGAAGCCGATTTTGCCACCTCTAAAAAGATGGTAGAATTACAGGATTCTTTTATTAAAGAGCAATTAAGAAACGTTTAAACAGTTTTAAAACATGAATTTATTTCACTGGTTTATCCAAGGATTCAGACAAAGTCCGGCTGCATTCAATCGGACTAAAAAAAAAGCTGACCGACTGCATAAGAAAAACGGCTGTCGTTACCGGGTATTTTTTATTTTGGGTAGATATCGCGTAATGGACCGTAACACGATCCGCAACCATAAAAAATCGGGGTTGTTTAAATTTTGGCTAAAGGCCGGCAGTGATTTTGACAAGGTGGCTTTATATGATACAAATCCACCCATTGTTAAGTCAGTTTAAACAATGGCCGTAAAATCTACAAAGGATCAGATAGAACGCTGGGAAGCCTACCGCGATAACCTCATGCGCAGTACTCCGCTGCCCGCCGAGGATGAAATAACGCGCCGTAAACGAATCGAAAAGCTCGAGAAAAATCCTGAATCGTGGTTTGCGTTTTACTTCCCGGCTTACTATTCATCACCTTCAGCGCCATTTCATCGCAAGGCAACAGAGAGGATATTAAAAAATGATCGTTGGTACGAAACCCGCCGATGGGCACGCGAGCTCGCAAAATCGACACGTGGAATGATGGAGGATCTTTACCTGGCAATGACGAACAGGGCACGAAACTTTCTCCTGGTATCGCATACCTACGATAATGCAGAAGAGCTATTGATGCCTTACATGATCAACCTCGAAAGTAATGCCAGGCTAATTAGCGACTATGGAACTCAGAAAGGATTCCGGCAATGGGAAATGGGTAATTTTG